CTTGCTCCTGCTGGTGGAGAATATCCATCTGCCTTAGCAACTGAATCTGTTTCATATTCAACTGTGTCATCGTCTTCAAATAGATCATCTGCTTTTGCTGCAGGAACACAATTAGGAACTGGCTTGCTATTTTCTCCTGGCTTCATTCCTCTTTGAACATATCCATCCCAGCAAGGTGCTTGCTTTACTACATTGCCACAACAACTTGACTTAGAGTCACCAGACTGACACTGTGGGCATTCTTCACATGTTACATCTAATTCTTTACACATTGGGCAACCGCATCCATCATACGCTTTACCTATTGATGAGTCATACATTGCCATAGCAACTTCTGAATCCATTGAATGAGTCTCCATATCTATCTTAGTGGCGTCCTGATACATCATACCAATACTGTATGCAGTTGGCTCCCACTTACCATCTTCTTGTTCGTAAATTCTAACAGCCATTGCTGGATTGTCTGGTGGCATTGATTGAATTGCATACTCTGTTCCAGGAACTCCGTATACTCCACCTTCTGTCATGATGTGTTCTACGACTCCGTGGACTGTTCCTTCGGATGTTGAACCCATAACAAAATCGCCTTCATTGATCATATAACTATTATAGCATGCCGTTTAGCCTGTTGTGGGTCCTGATCCTGTGGCAGTTAGCACAAACCACCTCACACTTTTCAATCTCTTTCTTGATAGCCTTCCATGAAAAACCATCATGAATCATCCTTGATACATTATATTTCTTGTCTTTTATGTGGTCAAAGTCTAAGATTATGTGGTTACTAACACCACAGTCCACGCAGCCAGAATCCTCTTTTATCTTAGCAAGCATCTTTTTATACTGCTGCTTATTATAATGGTCTAACTCTTTGTCAGTCATTGTTTCTATTATACCGTGCAATATTGAGGCCCCACACAGGCAATTCACCTGACTTGCGCCACGGTCTCTATCCAATGGGTAACTACTCCATCACTAAGGTCCTGTGTGGGACACTTCTATTATACTCCTACTTTGAACTTATTTCTGCTGCTCTTGCTTTTGAGAACTTTAGCATGGCACCTCTTATTGGGGAGTAGCCAAGATCTTCAGCCTTTTTTCCACAAGTATCAAGCATAAAGTTGAAGAACTTTTTAACTGAACCATTCTTTGAGTTCTTTTCTTTGTATGCTACACCGTAGGTAAATGTAGATATGTTGTAGGATAGTTTGTTAGGGTTTTTATAGTTAATCTTAACCACACCACTCTTATCTGAAACAAAGTCTCCAAGGAATACTGACGCTGCACTTACTGTTGGTTGGATAAACCTTCCAACCTCATTCTCAACAGATACTGTCTTTAGTCCTCTTGCATATGATATCTCATTGTATCCAATAGATCCATTTGTAGTTCCCTGAACCATTGCAACACCATGAGATCCAGAAGCACTGTTCATGTACTGCTTAGATATATCTCCAGGGAATGCAGTTACAAAGTTTTTATTTCCTGGCTTTGTCCAGATTGATGGAGCAACTGCATTAAGGTATGAAGTAAAAACCTCTGAAGTTCCAGAGCCATCAATACGGTATACAACTCTAATCTTTGTTGCTGGTATCTTTGGTAGTCTTGTTCCTATTAGATTTTCTTTTAGTATTTGTGGATCATTCCACATTGTTATTTGTCCCGCAAAAACTTTAGCAAGTGTATCCCTACTCATCTTAATAGTAACCTTGTATCCATCAAGTTTATAGATTACTCCGATTGGCCCTGCGACTAATGGAACATATACAAACTCTTTTGATGGCTTTACTTCTGTCCCAGAGTAAGGAACATCTGACATAGCAAAGTCTGTTACTCCATTTGAAAACATATTCTTTCCAGCACCTGACCCAGATGCTCCGTACACAACAGAATCTCCTGTTGATTTCATAAATTCGACCCTGCATCTGTCTATAAAGTTAGCAGCAAATGTGGATCCAGCACCCTGAAGGTTATCGGCATGTGAAGGGGTAATAAAAAAAGCATTAGCAAATATGGCTAATGCTACTGGTAAAGCAATGAATTTAAATTTCATACTTATAGTATATACGACAAGACTATAAAGTTTTGTTATAAATGGCAAACAAACAAAGAACTTTAGATGAATAATGGAGCAGTTTATGGACTTGCTCAGGTCTCCCAGGGTGCGACCCTGGCTTATCCGTACTCAGCAATAAGGTTGCTATAAGCAACTGCATGTATCATGACGGAATAGTATCTATTATACTATTGAATTTCAATAGTTTTTGGTAGTTTATCTTCTGGGATTTGCTTTTCAAGTCTGATATCTAAGATACCATCTTTGAATTCGGCCCCGACAACTTCTACAAACTCAGGAAGAGTGAAGATATCAGTGAACTTGCGAGCAGCAATTCCCTTGTGCAAATACTCAGCACCCTCTGGTAACTCAGTATCCTGCTTCTCGCCCTTGATTGTAAGTTTGCGATTGTCTAGCGATACTGAGACATCATCCTTAGAGAACCCAGCCAAAGCAAATGAAAGAATATACTCTTTATCATTTAGTTTGATTTGATTGTAAGGTGGATAGTTTGTTGTTGTTGTTACCTTCTGTAGGTTTGAGAAGGTATTAAAAAATGGATCATTAAAAAGATCCAGTGCTGTTTTTACCATATTATTCCCCTTTCAAGCGAATAAGTTAATTCCCCCCATATGGGCAGGTAACAATATTATAACATAGAAAAGCAGGCCTGTCAAATAACAAGCCTGCCATTCTATAGTAAAATTACTTTACTTGATGGGTTGTCTTTCCTCCGCCAGATGACTTCTTTGCAGGAGCCTTCTTTGCGGTCTTCTTAACAACCTTTGCAGACTTAACTGCTGCATCTACCTCATCTACAGATGGCATCTTGCCGAATGCAGGATCGTTAGGGTTGGCTGCTCTCAATACAACGGGCACAAGTGCTCCAAGTAGTGAGTATGCTAGTGTCTGGGGATCTGTAACTCCAGAAGCATACATTGCTGTTGCTGCTCCAAGTACTGATCTTCCGTATGACGCCAGTGCGTTTTTGATTTGTTGATTCATAATTTTCCTCCTAGGATATTATTTTTGTTAGTACTGTAAAACCAATCCATAGACCAATAATTCCTGCGACTCCCGCAAAAACTGGTGGTGCTGGGACTGGCAATTTGAATGCAGCAAATACTACACCACATCCAAAACCTGTTAATACTGATAGTATCACATCTTTCATTTTTTATTTTCCTCTACATATCGTTTAATAAATGGAACTATTACGTTTACTTCTTCTGACGGTACCGCATTAATAAGCATATGGTTTATACCTCTACTTTCAAGAGTCTTTACAAGATCGTCAAACTGATCATATGTAAGGTAGGCAGTATCAAGAACGGGCTGTGGAACCTCTCCTTTTCTCCACACTGGTCTAACTACATGGTTTGTTAGCAAGTCAAGTTCTTCTTCTGTTTTTCTAATAACGGGAGTAATTGCAATCATCACTTCCATCCCGTCTAATTCAAGTGGTACTGATGCAGAACGATGCTTTAGAAAATCGGACCAGCCCCTACGAGCATAAATATGATAAGGCAAAATAATCTTGTGACCATATTTTTTTGCTGCTTCAAAGACGTAACTATTCGTTGTTGATACATATATGTCTAACTTGTTTCTATGGTTTGGATCACGCCAATATCCTGGAGACTCTTTGTCTTGATCCATTTCATTTAATACTCTAAGAAACTCTATCATATAGTTTGATCTGTCAAGAGCACTGGCATTGTCATTGATATCTCCAACAACACCACCAACTCCGTCTTCATGGTCTTTTATATATCCAGAAATTAAATTAATTTGAAGTCTGCCTTTGTCTATCCTGTCCATAGATCTATTTATCATAGAAAGATATTGAGGAGATATTGTGTATGGACGAATGGCCACTAAGTATTTAATGTCTTCGCCTTTTTCTATATCTTTTGCTGTCTTTACAAACATGTCTCCTTCTGGGATATCATGTGTAAACATTACTCCAGAAAAGTTATGCTTGTTTAAGTTTGAGGGATCTTTTGGATCTTCAGGGTTTCCCATTACTCCACCAAAATAATAAAATTTCATTCTGTTGCCTTAATGTAGTGATAATCGCACAAATCAACTATTCTTGTTTGAGAATTTGCCCAGATACGAGTGCTTTCTTCTTCGCAAAACTCTTCCTCACATATAAATAGATTAACATTCTTTGTGCTTTTTAGTTGTATCATTACATTATTCTATCATAGTCTTCTGGGAGTAGTTTCTTTAACTTTTCAAATTCTGAAGATATTTTTTTTAAAGCAAAATCATGAGGGGCAAGCATGCCCTCAACTGATGACCCATACTCATTATAGTAGTCAATCTGTGGGCCAACCTCATTAATAAAAGAACTTAGGCCAGCCTGTACCTCTTCTATGTATTGGTATGCCCAATCACGAGAATCTGAAACAAATTTCAAAAAATCCTCATTAGACTGATCTTTATCTGTCTTGCCTGCTTCCCTGGTCAATTGCTGTAGCAGCAAAGCCTCCAAAGTCTTTGAGATAAGAACCTTGTTGGCCCTTTTTTGTATAGCGTACAAAGACAAGAAAAGCAAGGTTAAAGAAGACAGGATGCATATAAAAATCAACTCAATCATAATTCTTTACCACCTTCTCTTACTAATAGAACAATCGCTCCATTATCTTCTAGTGCTTTTTTAACACGAATCATATACTCTATTGCCTGCTTTTTCTTTTCAACTGTTTCAAGAGACATGAAAACTTTTTCTTTTGCTTTGACGGTTATGAATGTATCATTATCTATTAACTCTAAAGAAAATCCTTCAGGACATCTAAGGGATCTGAACGCTCTTCTCATTTGATCTGTATACATATTACTCCATTGTTAGGGACTGCCATGTTACTCCCCAGTCTGTTTTTGTTTTATGGCTAGAAAATTCTTTTGATATTTCTCCATTTTCTAAGTATACACCACCCCATACACCCCACTCTTTACCAGAAATTCCAACAGAAAAGCATTCTTTCCTTACGGGACAGTCTGAACACATTAGGTCTATAGCAGGCCTTAGCAGTTCATCTTCTTCATACTTGTCAAAGAATATGTTTGTATCATAATCCAGGCATGCAGCATCATCTTTCCACTCATACTTATTCATGTTACCTTACATACTTGTCAGGTATTTCCCATCCAGTTCTAGAAACGACAAAGATCTTTTTTAAGTGCCAAGCATTATTTTTTAATGCTCCTTGCTTTGATGTAAAGGCCTTATCTGACCTTGTCATCTCTACAACATCCCATCCATCCCAGGAAAGGTTGCTGTTCTTGGAAACAATTGCTTCCATTTTTTCAAGAGAACTGATTGATACCATTATGTGTGCTCCTTAGAAGTTGTATACGTTTGTATTGATATTTTTTGATCTTGATAAATTTACTATTCGAGAAGTCTGCTCTTTTGGATTAGAAACAAAAGCAAAATGATTAAAACTGTTCATGTTTTCTTCAATCCATTCGGGAGTAACTCTAAATAATTTAATAGACTTTCCTCTAGACTTCATTCCTCTTTCAGAAAGGTTAACAAACTCAGATGCCATTGCACTAATATTTGACGGACCAGCAGTGTACAAGAAAAACTCCTTGTCACTCTCCTCTAATTCAGATAATGCAACTGCCATTGCTCTAAGAAAAATGTTGTAGTTGTTGAAATTAGTCGTTCCCTGCACCCCTACTATCATTGCTTATCCCTTCTCTTAGTTTGTCCAGTATGAATAACATCTTGTCTAATTGTACCTTATCCATGGTGCTCGTGTCAACTTGTATCGCAGAGTCTTTGCTGATCAAATTGTCTACCATTGGTGCTGTGTAAAACCCATTGTCTTTAATCCAGTACGCTTCATTTTCAACAATGATAACTCTAACATTTTCTTTTTCTTGACGAATTTTTGACTGGCTTTTTCTATTTATCTTTTCAATATATTTTCTCTGCTTGGAGTATTGATTATGGATCATAGATTGAGTCATCATAGGCTCATAAACCGTTTCCTTTTTAAAGAACACTATGTATCCTATTACTAATAATAGAGGAACAGTTAAGGCTAACGCTCCGTACAAGTTATTCATAGATGCCCCCAGATAATGATTGTATCACTTTTCTTTAAACCCTCAGTCTCCAGTTCATGGCTTTAGGACCTTGTTTTATCATTTGAAACATATGATGCTTGTATTGTTCTGTTAGTTCTGCATAGATTTCTGGATTGACCAACTCAAGTTTGTCTGTTATAGAATAAAGCATTTCGCCCTTTTCATCTATTCCAGCCATCTCTATGGCACCTTGCATAATTAAATGCTCTACCATTGCCTGACCTTTTGGATTCATTACTTGCCAGACTTCTTTCTTGCCTTTGCAAGTGCATCAAAGTCCTTAACCTTTGTGTCGCCCAGATATCCCCATGCATAGCCATCATTAATCATCATGTCATTTAAAGACACTGTGTCATCATTGACGTATATCCAACCCAAGATACGGCCATACTTTTCAGATGAATCCATCTTTTCAGTCTTAATGACAACAGACTTAGCATCCTTTAAAGCCTTCTTTAGGTACTCTTTTGACTCAAGGCCAAGAGCCTTCTCTTTTAGATCCTTAGTACGAGACTCAGGGGTATCAATACCCGCTAATCTAACACGGGATGAAAACAAAATGTCAAACCCTAAATCAATTAGAACGTCAATGGTGTCTCCATCTACTACGCCCTCTACTTTTCTTACATAATACTGATACATAATAAGCCCCCTTAGACCCAATGTTTAATTATAGCACTTACAGCAAGAGTTGTCCACAGGATATTAAACCAAATAATTGTAGGCAAAGTCTTTACTGTCGATGACCAAATCAATGCAAGGCTTGATACCAATGCAAAGATGTATAGCCACCACCATTGCTTACCGAATAGTAAGCCTGGAAATATAATAGATATTTTTGTCATAAAAGCAAAGAACTCAACAGTATTTGGCTTGTTCCAATACTCTTTGTGTCTCATTGTCTTTAGAGCATTAATCCACTCTGTTCTAAATTTCATTTTAATCCCTCCAAAAATTGCCTGTGATCTACACATTCCGACACCTTGTAGTCTTGATATTTCTTGTAATAGTCATACATGTCAGCACCCTTTTTATAGTCTGCAGAATTTTCTATATATGCTTTTGCAACATCTTTATTAATTGTGTCATGTGCAGACCCTACAAAGGTCCAACTATTTGATGTCCAGTGTTCTCCAGAGTCAGATTTGCTTGGAAGTCTGACCTTCCATTTGTTAATTTTTTCTTGCAGATCTTTTGGTGCATTTTCATATGAAAATTTGTTCCAAAATTCTGTATCATTTCTTAAAGTCATATAGTGAAAATATATAAATTCAGAAATACTATTGTTCATACTAACTATGTTCTTGTTAAACTCTTGTCTTATATCTTTTGAATTTTTAAATAGCCATAGCGGATTTTCGAATATTTGTGTTAACCCCACAATGCTAACCCAAATTGATGTTGCCTCTAGTGGCTCAACAAAGTTTGCTGCAAGGCCTAATGCCACACAGTTATTAATCCATGGCTCTTCGTAACATCCAGCACTAAATTTAAAACCACCCTTGTCCTTTCTTGGATATGTTGGCTCATACCCCAAAAACTCTTCTATCTCTTTCACTGCTTCTTCTTCAGAAATAAGAGATGAGTCGTAGACATAGCCACAACCAAACCTGTTCTGTAGTGGGATCTTCCACATCCACCCGTATTTCATAGCAATTGCCTCTGTGTAGGATGGAATTTTATCAGTCATCTCAACAAAAAATGGAACAGCAGAGTCTACTGGAAGAAAATCTTTATAACTTTTCCATTTAGCGTCATATACTTTGCCAATGATTAGCCTGTGAAATCCGCTACAATCAAAAACAAAATCACACACAATCTTTTCATCATTTTCTAAAGTCAAACCATTTACATAGTTATCTTTATCTAGTGAGACATTTTTTATTGTGCCATCAACTACTTTAATTCCTCTTTCTTTTCCTATTTCTTTTAGTCTATTTGCTAGTTTGGTAGCATTAAAATGTATAGAAATATTTCCTATTTTTTTATAATCATCTATAGGATCTTTTTTAGATACAAATCCGAAATCTCTCTTGTTTGCTTCCAAAGTAAAGGGGACTTTATTCGCTTCTGAAATTTTTTCCATGAAGTCTATCTTCTTTACGCTATCGTTTAGAGCAATACTTGCTGCCATAAGAGGGCTATTAGAAAGATACCTGTCGTATACAGCATCAAAGCCTAAAGACTTGTCTGTTGTTGAAAAACCATGGTAATAAAACTCTCCATCATTGTTCCAATTTGTAAACTTGATTCCATTTTTAATGGTTGCATCACAATTTTTTATTAGGTCAGACAAAGGAATATTTAAATGGTCAAAGAAATCTGCAAGGTATGGGGTAGATCCTTCTCCTGCCCCCAAGATTCCTATTTCTGTTGATTCTATAACAGTTATGTTTATGTCTGGGTATGACCTTTGGGCTTTAAGTGCAGTAAGCCATCCAGCACTTCCGCCACCAACAACAACTACATTCTTTGCCATTACTTTCTTCCCCATTGAATATAATTCCATCCACGCTCATGTGCGTAGTAAATAAATATTTTAACTACCGTTTCCCAAAACGCAATCGTTACGGAAAGAGCAGCATTGTTTGTTATCACATAGGCAACGGCAACAGATGAAAGAGTTCCCCATATGCGATAACTTAATGCCTTAACAAATGACCTTGCCTTGGTTACTGTCATTCCTTGCCCCACCTAACAGAATTCCAAATTCTTTCATGATAATAATATGCAACAAAGTTAACACCATTAGTTATTAGTGTAGCAATGGTAGCCATATTAATATCTTTGCTTAAAACATAAAGAGTTACAAATGTTGTTATTAGTGCAACAACTCTCCAGGTTAAAGACTTTGCAAGAGATCTACTTTTCTTTACGCTCATCTTTGTCCCCAAACATTATTCGCTCTTCTGCTTCGTTCATTAAGCGACCAGACTCTTCTAAATAATTAAAGACCCAACTGCTTGCGTTTTTCAGTAGCCGAAATAGCATGAATGTCTGCCCCCAAATCTACCTGTTCAATCTTATACCCAACATCACGACCATATACAATGTTGGTAATGTTAGGTAATCTTAATACTAATGCACCATCCATAAAGTCGTCCTTGGCAATATATTCTTTTACCTGATCAAACTTAAGAGGATCTTTCTCACTGGTATTGTAGGTATTACGAACTCCTAGCAAAACTTGCTCTGTTCTCTTCCCTGCCTCTTTGTAAAGGGCGTGGTGTCCTTCATGCCATGGCTGATATCTGCCCAGCATAAGGGTTGTAGGGGCTGTCCAGTCGTGTAACTGGCAAGCAGCAATGATAAGGTCAGCCTCTTCTTCTACGGTCATCCCACAAGGTATTCTGACATCGCATGACTCTGGGTCTTCCCACATCTTGTTTGTATCTTCAAATCTTCCAGACTCAATTCTGTCTACCCAAATTAAAATATCTGGCTTGCCAAAGGCTGCACGGGTTAGATCAGTTGGGCATACGAAGTCAACTATCACTGGAGCAACTCCCTGCTTAGAAATAAGTCTAGCCATGTCTCCCATACGTCTTGCCTGCTCGATTCTATCTTCAGGGCTAAAACCTAAGTCTGAGTTTACTGTTGCACGGACCTCATCTGCATTAAGGTGAATGGCGTTAATTCTTTCTTTGAGTGCCTTGGCCAACTCTGTCTTGCCTGCACCTGGCAGACCAATAATCTGAATAATCATTTTTCCCCTACCTCTGTGTTTGGCATAATGTCAATTAACAAATGCACCCTATCTATTTCACTGCCATTGTTTACATAATGAGTTCTTGAGTTGTTTATTTCCCAACATTCTCCAGTGCCCATCTTGACCTTATCGTCTCCGACACCAAAGAATACACTATCAGATGTGACTACTGGGATATGGTTCCTTCTTGAAAGCATAAGGTAGTCTCCTGCGTCATGATGATGTGCTATATCTTGACCTGCTTTTAACTTGATCAAAAGCACCATACCTCTAACACCATTATGAATTCTTTCAAGGTCTGAGATTATTGGCTCAAGAATTTCAAGCAGCCCAGTATCATTAGATGTTTTTTGAGTAGAAAATTTTTCTCCTTCTTTCCACATAAGGTCTGCGGTATAGACAAAGTATGAGTTAGTATCTTTATGAACATAGTAGTTGTCTTGTCTTGATGTATTGATAAACCACTCGTCAGAAAAACTATCTATATAGTTTTTGATGGGTTCAACATCATACTTACTGTGTTGCTTAAAATTAAAGTCTTCTAGCGTCTTTCTCATTTTGTCTCCAAGGTCTGATTAAAATCTTTAGAATATCCAAAGTTTGTGAAGTCAGAACTGTAGAAATCCTGAACCATTTTTATTGCCTCATCTGAATAGTCTCGTATATACGATTCTACCACATAGTTGCCTACATTGTAAAATCCAAGTTTCCAGCCGAGTTCATCCTCTAGTTCTTTTAGGTTCTCAAACTTATAGAGTCTTTCTACCTGCAGATCATCTTGGTCCATGATATAAAATGACTGAGGGATGTGAAGTAATGGGCTTACTGTAGATATTTTTCCCTGTTTAATATTATCTAAGTACTGTGCAAAAGATATGTCTGTTTGATTAGTTTTATTGTATTGCTTGTAGCAACTGTAGGTTCTTGTGTAGGGGTTTCTTACAACAGCAAAAGAAAACACTCTCTCGTCCACTAGGTTTGCTTCTTTTAGATATGAGTATGGGTCGTGGTGCCTTGGCCATTCTCTCTTCCAGTTGTCTAAATTATTTTCATCTAATATCTTAGAAATTGAAGATCCTGCGGTTTTTGGTATATGAACAAACAGTACAGAGTCATACTCTTTTTGATTAATTATCATCTTGTGCAGCCTCACTGGTTATTTCTTTAACAAGTTTATGGACCATGTTAGCGTTCTTCTCATTCCAAGAATCGTCTAGATTATTAGTATTAGTAAATACCAATAGATCAGTTATTTTTTCATTTTTAAGATCAACTATCTTTTGTTTTACTGCTTGGTAGTTGCCAACTATAGAAAAATCTAGATGTCTGGGATTAAAGGTAGAAACCTTTGCTTTATACTCTTCAATATCTTTCTCTGATTCTATGATAGTAATGCCAGCACTAACCATTCTACCTTCAATGCCCTCGAACTTATCCATATTGTCTCTGTATGTGTCTAGCATACACAAAGATGTTCCATTAAACATTCTAACAGTTTCTAGGGCGTAATCAGAAAAACCACTAAATACCATTGGTGGTCTTACTTTTGTTGGACAGTACAACTTGTACATGTTTACAAAATTTCTTAAGTAGGTGGTTCTTTTTTGAATGCTGTCTACTGATTCTGACTCTCCAAAAATGTCGAACTCTAAATCAGGCTCGTCTTCTCTTTGATGAAAATCTCCAGCAACCCAATTAAAAACAAGTCTATCTTTATCTATTTCACTATAGGCTCTAGTCATCATTGCAGCATACTGAGCACTTACATGGTATGGCCTTAAAGCAATCATATACTTTAATTTGTGACCTGGTGTAAGAGCAGCAGCAGACTTTACAAAATAATCTGCTTGCGCTGAATGAAATGTAAGCAATACTGAAATATATCCAGAGTCTTCTAGCATATGAGAAAGATCTTTTAATTGCTCTACATCGCAATGTTGATCTCTCAACATATAGTGAATCTTCATTACTACGCTAGTTTTTCTCGCTCATCAATGATACTAATCATAAAGGACATCATACTGTTATAGCCATCTGGAATAGCCATTATCTTATTATAGTGGTGGCCACAGAACATAAGTTCTCCAGTAATGCCAGTAACCTTAACCAAGGCTTCTGCATTGCATCTGTCGCAACGATCCTTTGGAGATAGTTGCCACTCTTGCTTTACATCATCTTTAATCATTGTAAACATTATACTACCGCTTTCTGTTGTCGGTGGAATAAAATCCACTACCGTTGAATACTGCTCCTACATTAGAGTATACACGAACTAGAGGTGAATTGCAAGTTTCACATTTATATCCAGGATCGTTTTCTTGAATAGATCTTTCTTTGGTAAATCTTTGTGCACATGGCATGCAATCATACTCGTACAGTGCCATAGGCTACTTTTTCTTTTTTGCTTTTACTGTCCAGACAGGGGCTTTAAGGCTATCTCCACCCCAGTCATATCCAAGTGCTTTTACAACAAACCTAATAATCTTAATACGCATTACTTGATCCTCTTTCCAAACTTTACCCATACTCTTTCATGAAGAAAGTATCCTAGTGCTTCCCAAGCAATATAGCCAAGTGCGCCAAGAGTAGCATATTCATACTCTACTTCACCAGTTAGTCCGTAGGTAACTATTGCAATAATTCCAGCAACACCAACAAGATGAAATGTTTCCCAACTTAGGGTTTTTAGCAGCGTTCTTTTAGTTGATTCCATTATAGGGCCACATGACCCTTTCCTCCGCCACCAGATGACTTCTTTGCAGTAGGCTTTGCAGCCTTCTTTGGTGCTGGAGTCGCTGTTGTCGCAGATGCTACTATCTTGTTTAGTAGTGGAGCATTTTCTTCACCAGTATAAACTGGACGGCCCCAACCTACAACAGCATTAACCAACTTCTTCTTGTTGTTCTTTACGTATGCACGAGTCTTTTCTACGCACATTCCTCCGTTGCGCTGATCTCCCTTTGCAGTTCCTGAAGTGTTTCCTTCAATAACCTGAATAGTTCCGTCACCGTTGTTCTTAATGCACAAACCAACATGTGAAATACGATTTACACCGTCATCTGGGAAATCAAAATAGATCCAGTCTCCTGCTTGTGGATCATCATTACGAGCATCTGACCAACGCTCTGCCTTCTTAAACCAATCTGCTGCTGCAACTGTCGATGCAGACTTAGGGAATGACTTTACGCCTGATGTAAACGCACACCAAGAAACGAATGACTGGCACCATGGCTGAAAGTTAACCTTGATCCATGCACCGTATTTTGTTTCATTATCTTTTGGGCCTTCGATTGTGCCCACTTCCTTTTTTGCAACCTCAATGATTGCTTCTAGACTACCTTTTGCTGCCATGATATGCCTCCTTATTGACATGTGTTTCTATTATATCACGCTGCCTCACCTGGTCTCGATCCAGGGACATCCGAATTAACAGTTCGGCACTCTACCAACTGAGTTATGAGGCAATGGTAGGCAGTTTTAGTCATACCCAGGACTAGTATTTAATTACGGATGTATGACACAGTGCCAATTAAAATCTTTGGAAGAGATGTTAGATACTCACCAAATGTTTTAAAGGTGTTACGATTTACGTAAGATGCTGCAGATACTACAGTTGCTACGGAACTACCAGCAGTGTCTGTTGGAGAACCGTTATACTTGGTGATACGTACCTTGCCAGGTGCAACCATGTCAAGTCCAGGACCTGTGTTTGTTGCTGCCTCTAGTTGTGTTGCATTACCTAGTGCTCCCACGCCGATTGCACCATTAACACATGAAGGAAATCCTACAACATCTCGTCGACGATCATTTCCTGTTGCAACAAAAACTGGAATGTTATTAGTGTTTAATGATGCTACTGCATTAATAACAACTTTATCTGTTGAGCATAGTGCAAGGTTTCCTGTACTTACTGTTGACTGACTAATTGACAAAGCATCAATGCTGTACTTTGCTGCATTTTGTGATACCCAATTAATTGCTGAAGCCAATGCTTTGACATCTCCTCGTGAGTTTCCAAGACTTGTGACATCGTTAAATCTAACAAAGACAATCTTTAGATTTGGATTTACTGTTAGGGCAGCCTTTACCATAGAGTCTCCATGGTAGGTTGCATTGTTTACAGACGCTGGCCAAGGTGCAGATGCTGCTCCCTTTCCTTCCATAAACAGTTCTCCGTTAGGGCAAGACATATTTTCCTTTGGGTTTGTTGACTTTACAGTTGTAAAGCAGACCTCATGAATAATTGATGGAAAGTTATTTGAGTTAATAGCAGAGTCAATAATCGCTAAGACTCTTTCATCTTGTGCTTGTGCTGGTGCAACTGCTGTAAATGCAATTGCAATTGATAGTAGTGCTAGTAGTGTCTTCTTCATTTTGTTTCTCCTTGTTGTTGTTATTGTTTGATTTTTAAAACTACTTGGCATGGGTCTCCGCCTGCTTCCCACTCTTCCTGCTCTTCTTGACTCATATATGGATCTCCATCATGAGTATTGCAGAACGGTTCCGTTATCCAGCCACGCTGAATACCGTTATCAAGCCAGATTTCAAACTCGTCAAAATCTGATTCTATGTTTTGGATGTCTCTTAAAATCTCATTAAACTCTTCGTCCATATTAAAAGTATACTCCTAAAGACTGACAATGTCAACTGGGCCCATGCATGATGGGTTAAATTTAATTGCAGCATTTACTGCTTGGACTACTCTATTCCTTGCATTTTTCTGCTTATCTGTTGCATATAAAACTCCATATGCATACTCTGCTCCAGACCCCATAGCAAGATAAGGAAGCATATACTTAGATAAAGACATGTCTGCAGAACTGTGTTCATAAATTTCTCCACGAACTGCAACAATCAAACCAAGATCTCCATCTTTAGATGTGTCAACCCAGAACTCGTTGTAAAATTCTTTTAGTTCTTTAATAAATCTTGTCTGCATAAACTTATCTGTATCTTTAATGTTAGGTGGTGTTGGCTTAAAGTTATAACGGATTCTTTCTCCGTCCATTGATCCAGCGTAACCAATAAGATAAGGACCTATCTTCCAAACCTTTGGAGCAGTAAGTGCTAGAATAGTTCCATCGTCTGATGCTCCACGATCTCCAGCCATGTAGATTTTATCTTCATGTTTTACTACAGCAATACAGGTCATGACAGAGCCCTCTCCAGATAGGTGATACTTAAGTATACCATTGCCCAGAGAGGGCTGTCAACTAAGGTCAATAATGACTAATTAGCCTTTTTGTCTACCGTCTTAAACGCATCATTGATCTCTGCCAATGTGAGTTTTCCATCGTCCAAAAAAGCCCTTGCCAGTCTTTCAATGACTGTTGCTACGCCTAATAGTCCTGCTAAGAATACTGCCTGCACTGTATCAATTCCTACAACTGCTCCAGCACCAAGTACTGATAGACCAGATGCTGCAAAGACTGCTACGATTCTCATCAGGATATTAGTGATTGCCTTTTGTGGGTGCTCCTTCTTAGGAGGCTCTACTACCTTTTTAGTTGCCATATTTAGTCCTCCTTTCTTAGCGGGATTGTGATAAGCCAAATTACTGTTGTTGCAAGTACTGCAATACCAACAATGTCTCTTGCTGATCCCGTCAAAGTTAGCCATGCGATGAAGAAGCCTAGGAGAGTAAAGGCTTGTGCAATTACTTCCACCCCTGCATCTTTTAGCCATGTGAAGAATCCCTTCACAACCTTTTTGATTATTTTCATATTACCTCCTCATCCCAATCATTAAGTTCGCAATCTGTGAAACAATGATTACTGGGATAATGACTTCCTGGGCTTTTTCTCTCTGATCGTCTGTCATGTCCATACCCAACTCAGAGAAATTGGATAGG